AATAATAACTGTGTTTGCGTTAGTGTTTGAAGTTCCATCTGTGTAGATGTAAATTCTGTCACTTACGTTTTTAGCAGTTGTTCCTGCAATGCTTAGTCCGTTAATGTTAGTTACAATATCGTCAACAGTATCGCTGCCGCCAATTGTAACTGTTGTTCCGTTAAGAGTAAAGTTACCTGCTGCTGCTGTAATTTTAGCACCTGTAAGTTGTGCTGTAATTACTGTTGGAATACTTGCTCTCCATTCCTGCGAACCAACTAATACCCAATCGCCTGCTGCAACACCTGCTTGTGTGTTACCTGGTGATTTGTAATACATTCTTGCTGGATCTTTAGAGAAACTAAATGTTCCTGTTGATGCTGTTCCTACAGTTTCAAAAACAACTGCATAGCCGCCAATTGATCCAACTGAACCTTTAGGTGCATTGTTGTCAATTTTTGCTGCATCTGCGTCTGTTAATACAATAGGAGTCTTGTTGGCAAATTTCTGTCCGCCAGTTGTGCTAATTGCTGCACTGTTCCATTCTTGGATTCCCCATGTTGTAGATCCTGTATTGATCCACCATGTGCCGTCTGGAGGATTCGCTCCCGGAGCTTCGGCAGCGCCTTGTAATTGATTTAAGTCTACGTTCGCTCTTGTTACGAATGCTGCATTCGATACACCTAGTAAACTGTATGCTGCTAACAAACCGTATTCGTTTAGCTCTGATCCATGAATAGGTGTGTTGCTTGCTGTCTTTTCGAAGTTTGGAACTCCAAATAGATCAACTAATTCTTTTTGACTTGTTACTTTAAATGCAGATCCTGCATTCGCCGCTGTAGTTGCTGACGCAACACCAGTGCCTGCGGCATTAGTTTTGTCTTGGGCTGTTGCTACAATAATAAGAGGAGTAGTTCCCGGTTCTGCCGGTGTGTAAAAACTCTCATCTATTACCGTAACTTCTACGCCGGGTGATGTTAGTGCCATGCTTTTTGTCTCCTGGTAATATTCAATTCATTACGTAATGCATTGTTATATGTATTTAGTAGATTATTCAAAAAATGGTGTGTTAAGGTGTATTTAATAAAGGGACAGAAAAGGTGTAAATACATGCATGAGACCGTTGTGTAAGTGCGGTTTAAGACCGCGAGCAGTTAACTATAAGAAGAATGGCAAGACCTATTATAGGAGTCTGTGTGAAGCCTGTTCCACACATGGAATTCATCACGGAATTCCAAGATGGTATCGCGCAGGGTATAGAATAAAAAAGCAGTGTGATAAGTGTGGGATTAAATCACCGCACAGCGAAGTATTTAGAGTATATCATGTTGACGAGAATCTTGATAATTGTAGGCATAATAATCTAAAAACTGTGTGTGCTAACTGTAGAACAGTTCTATCTAAAGAAGGTATACGCTGGAAGCAGGGCGATTTAGTTGCCGATTATTGATTTTACGCTGGTATACAGATCGTCAATAGTTGCATCATTTGAAATTACATTGTCAAATTTAGTATCAACCCATGCCCATTCTGAACTGTGTATCTTGCGAATCTTCATTTCATTTAGATGGAAATTTGATCCGGCCATTGCTTTTACTGCGTGATCATACCATTCAGGTAATTCTCCACGTGTAACCCATACAATTTTACCGCCCAAGTTTTTAATGGCCTTAATTTCGTTAGGAAATCGAACATCACTAATAACAATATCATCCTTGCTTTGTCTAAGTTTGTTTTCGATACTAGCAATCCATATATCATCATGGAATGTTTTACGGCACACTTCAGTGCCCCAATATTGTAGAACCCATCTTGGAGTAAGTGTTGGCATATCCAGTCTTTCTGCCCACCAAGAATCTACCTGCTCACGCCATTCTCTTGATTCTTTTGTTCTTCCTTCCAGCATGATTCTATCCCAACCAAACACTGCTGCAACTGAATCTTTTAGAGAATCTGCAAAGCTCTCCCTGCGGAATTCATGGAAATTAACGAGATAATCTGCCACTGTGTCTTTACCACAACCGATGAAACCGCAAACGCCTATAATCATATAACTCTCCTTTAAAGTTATATTATAGCATCTCTTACAGTTGTGTCAAGTTCTAATAGAAGGGTTTTGGTTGTCCTGGCTTACCTGTATTAAGTTTTCTAGCCAAAACGCTTGATGTATTAATTGATTTTGTTCTTTGCTGTCTGCGTGCCTGTGTGGGTGCAGTTCTAGCGCGAGTGGTTTTCATTTTTTGTGCTTTAGCAACATTGTATTGCTGCACACATTTTGAAGGGTGACTAACTTGTCTGCCCTTTCTTGGACCCACTGAACAACGGAATCGTAACTTAGTCTTGCCTCCCCTGGCAGTTGGCGAAGTTCTCCCCCAAACCATTTTAGCAACTTCGTTAAAAATTTCGTTGTGCTCGTCTTCTGTTACTAATTCTGAAATTCTCATTAGCCTATGATCCAACTGTATCCGTGTCCGCCAGCAACTTGAGTTCCAAGTTCCATGGTTAAGCGTTCAATATCATTAAAGCCTTCCTGCTTGATGCTTGCACCATTAAGTGCAGTTCCGCCCTGTGGTCCTGCAATACTAGCAAACTTCTCACGTGCCTGTCCTAGCATTACCTTACAGTTTGCAAGTGTGTAATCCTTGATCCACTGTCCTGAATAAACATCTTCAAGTATTACAAAATCAGGCTTTTCATTATATGCCCAAAGTAAAACTGCTTCCGTTCCTCTTGGACGTTGCATAATAATTAGTTTCTTGCTTTGCGGATTCCAAGTAAAGTTGATGAATGAACCAAACATCTTCCCAACTAATTCTTGATACTGTGCAAATAATTCGTATGTTGCCAGTCCACCCATGTTAGTTGAACTTAATAGGTATGTGTTTGTGTAGGCAAGATTAAACGGCTCAAATACAGTTCCACCAGTTCCACTACCTGTTCTACTACCAACACTTCTTCTATAAATCTGTCTTACCTGCTGTATTTCTTTAGGCAGTATGTATTCGTTTTGATCCTCTTCAAGGCTCAGACTTATGTAACTTTCTTCAACTGAGTTATCAGAACGCTGTCTAAACACACCCAACGAACGCTTTAATGCAGTTTCATAATGCTCAGGATCAAGTTCTACGTCAATCATACCATCGCCAAGCATGAGTCTTACGTAGTCGAATACTTCTTGTTTTGCTTTGTCAATTTGGCTCATGTAAGTATTTATGCCTTTGTTAGAAAACGGTAAATACATATACTATGCCAAGACTGAGTTTATACCGTCCCGAGAAGGGAAACGATTACAGATTTATTGACAAAACTGCCTGGGAGATGTTCCAAGTTGGCGGCACCGATGTGCTTATGCACAAGTATCTGGGTGCTGAAGCAACAGCAGATACTGCTGGCTCGCCATCACAGCCAAAGTATGATACTCTCAGTCCTACAAATATACAGGACATGCTGTTTCTTGAAAATAGGGATAGAAAATACGATCCAGACGTTTTTGTTATGCGTGGTGTATACAATGTCCAGGACATAGATTTTAATCTTAGTCAATTTGGACTGTTTTTGCAAAACGATACTGTATTCATTACTTTCCATATCACTGACACAGTTGAGAAACTTGGAAGAAAAATTATACCAGGTGATGTAATTGAATTACCACACCTAAAAGACGAGTATGCTCTTAATGATTTAAATTATGCACTAAAAAGATTTTATGTTGTAGAGGATGTAAACAGAGCAGCAGAAGGATTTAGTGTAACATGGTATCCGCATTTATACAGAGCAAAATGTAAACCACTAGTAGATTCACAGGAGTTCAAGGACATACTGGATCAAATTGCAGATTCAGAAAACTTCAAGGGAACATGGAATCCAGATTCAACTTACTATCCAGGTGATACTGTCACAGCACCCAATGGTGAGAAATATACAGTTACACAAGAAGTTACAGGTATTGCTCCTCCTAATACAACATACTATAAACTTGCAGATACACTCAAAGACATTATGTCTACCTACGAGAAAGAAATGCAAATTACACAGGCAGTTCTTAATCAAGCAGAAGCAGACACTCCACAGAGTGGTTACGACACTACAAAATTATACACATTGCAACAGGATGAAGCAGGCAAGACTGAATTAGTCACGGCAGATACGACCTTGGATGATGCTACCATAGATAGTGTTACTGCTGATGTAATGTATCAGACTGCAGAAGCAAATGGTTATACTGGATATCTAGTAGGAGACGGAGTTCCACCAAATGGTGCACCATTCACACAGGGCATAGCATTTCCGAATGGTCCAAGTGAAGGACAGTTCCATCTTAGAACAGATTATAAACCAACAAGACTGTTCCGTTTTGCCAAGGGTAGATGGAGCAAGGTAGAGGATGACGTGAGAACGAATATTACAAATTTAGGAACTAGTGATACGGCTGCAGGTGCAGATTATGCTGGTAAGATAGAAAGAGAAACACAAAAAACTTCATTCATTAATAATACAAATGAACAAGTTATTGACGGTAAGACTGTCAAGGAAAGACAGAGCTTGTCTCAAGCACTGAAACCAAAGGCGGATGAATAATGCGTATAGATGAAATATTAGGCTTTGCAACAAGCCGTCCAAAGACACATACTGTAAAAAGACGTCCACCAGAAAAAGATGACGATTCAATTGCTGTTAAAGTAAAACAGAGACGTGCTGCTGCTGCTAAAGGTGACGAAAAAGCATTTACACACGATTTTAAAAAGGCAAGTAAGTAATGGATTTTTTCTACGACGGACAGATTAGAAGATACGTAACACAGTTTATG